GCTGGATTGTGCTTTTCTACGATCATTTGCGGCTGTTACTTGTGCACCAAATGCCAGTTCTTTGTTGTATTTTGCCAGCTCATCTGCACTCATGGCCGCACGTTTTTGTGCTTCGGCTAGCTCTGCGTCTTGTTTCTTTTTGTCATCGGCAGCATCTTTTTGTTGTTTAACTGCGGCCTCTTGTTGTTCAGTTAGCTTTTTGGTTGCTTCAGTGGCGTCATCAATTTCCTTGGTAAACTTGGCAATTTCAAGATTTTCTTTGGTTTTAGTTTTGGTATTTTCATCCAGTTTAGCTGAAAGCTTGGCAATGGCCATGACAATTTTGTCGCTTCCCCGGTCACCACTACTGCCGCTGGTGGTGCGAGTAGAAGACAAGTCTTTCAGTGTGGGAATTAACTCCCGCATCTGATACACTAAACTGTCAATATCGATTTGATCTGCCATGGTAATATATGCCTATAAATATTGCTAACAGTATATTTACCGAAAAGGAATCACATGGATTCAAACCCCCTAAAACAATATTTCCGACAACCTGCCATTTATGTGCGCTTGCCCAGCAACGGCAAATTCTATCCACAGGGCTCGTTAGAAATGACCCCAAATGGTGAGTTGCCAGTGTTGGCCATGACCACACTGGATGAAATAACTTATCGAACACCTGATGCGCTGTTCAATGGATCTGCTGTGGTGTCTGTGATTCAGAGCTGTGTGCCCAACATTAAAAATGCATGGAACATGCCCAGCATGGACATTGACACACTGTTAGTGGCAATTAGAATTGCCACATATGGTCATGAACTTGACATTTCCACCAAGTGCCCAAAATGCGAACACGAAGCTGATTTTGGCCTTGATCTCAGGGTTGTCATGGATCAAATCAAGGCTCCCAACTACGGAGAAGTGATGAAGCTAGGCGATCTTGAAATTTACTTTCGCCCCATGAGCTATCATCAAATGAACGAGAACAGCATGACGCAATTTCAAGATCAGAAATTGTTACAAATGCTAGAAGATACCGGCAACGACGAAGCCACTAGGGTAAAACAACTAAGCGAAGCACTGAAAAAAATCACACAGTTTACTACCAATGCACTGGCGCAAAACATTGCCATGGTGCGCACTCCACAAGCACAGGTGGTGGAGATTGAACACATTGCTGAATGGTTGGGTCAGTGTGATCGTGCTACATTTTCTCGTATTCGTAATTTTATTATTGAAACCAAACAACAAGGTGAATTGCAACCGTTGTCCATGAAATGCACTGCATGTACTCATGAATACCAACAGGCATTTACCTTGGACATGACAAATTTTTTCGAAGTCGCCTCCTAATCCTTGATGCTGAAAAAGTTGCGATCGAAGTAGAGCGCATGGAAAAGGAGGCCAACGCCATCAAGTCAGAAGCTCTTAAAATGTGTTGGTACATGCGAGGCGGATTGAGTTTTGGCGAAGCAATGCACATGAGTTTCAAGGATCGAGAATTGATAGGAATGATCATCAAAGAAAATCTTGAAACTACTAAAAAATCTGGGTTACCATTCTTCTAATGGACATCAAACAAGTCAAACAAGATATTGAGAAGTGGATTGTGAACTTTGTGGAAGTTCCACATACTGCGCTAGGCGGATTTCCGCCTTGTCCTTACGCACGTGGTGCAAGACTTAGAAACAGTTACGATGTGTTTATCGGATCAGACCCTTATTTTGATCTCAAGAATCGAGCACGTTACGGCATGGACAACCGAGAAGTTATTATATACGCATACGATCCTCAAGAATGGCCACATGACTTGTTTGCTAGTAGTTTAGATCAGGCCAATCAAGAATTTTTACTCAGAGCGGACATACTAGCTCTAGAAGATCACCCAGACGATGTAGAAATAGTAAATGGTGTTTGTATGAATCAAGGCATGTATGCATTGGCACTGGTACAAAGTCTAAGCGATCTCAATAGCAAAGCCAAACTAATGGCTGCTAAAGGATTCTACGACTCTTGGCCCAAGGATTATCTCACAGCGTTGTTTCAGCACAGAAAAGACCCACGAGTATGACTTACCAGTTTGCCAGAATCAATTTGAAAAAAACAACATACCAACCTGCGGTGGATTGGTTTTATATTACCACCCCCGATATACCTGTATTGCAGGATATCTATCGAACATACTGCATCTACAAACATTTTGGCAGTGTAATGCCGTTGTTTGACAGCCAGTTCACTGAGCCAGGCACGGATCTTATTGGTTACAGAGACAACGGTGAATTAGTAGCATTTTCCATGATGAAGCGTTACGATGACAAAAATTTATTGGCTGCACAGTTTGCTTGGAACTATCGACGACCCCGATTACGTTTAGGTATCTCAAGTTTACAAACAGAATGTGCAATTTATCGTGAGCGAGGATTTGAGTACTTGTACCTAGATCAAGCACACTTATACAAACAAGACCTCGAAGGTTTTGAAATACTAGGACCACTATAACATGGCAGACATTTACACAATTTGGGCAGACAAAGAAGGCGACATTTCAGATCTAGACTGGGTCAATGGCATGAAGAGTTTCTTTGACCATTTAAAATCAGAAGGCAAGATGGAAGACTATCGCATCACTAGATGCAAGATGGGATTTCGTTCAATTGCTGCCATGCCTGAATGGATGATACTCATGGAATTCCGTGACATGGCACAAATGGATGAAGCATTCAAACGAGTAGCACCACTAAGTGGTGAGCTAGAAGCCAAACACAAATCGTTTAATCAATTTGTTTCGGGGACAATCCAACATGCATTGTTTAGAGATTGGCCAGATACAAACTTATAACACATCAGTAGAGATGTGCAAGCACATCTATGTGTTTCGCTTACGCTCACACATGTTTTAGAAATATGCAGTAGAGCAAAGCGATACTCAGTATCATCTAGATTAATCAGTCACACTTTGCCCGCACAGGGCAAAATTGAAATGCTAGGCATCATCTGAGTAGCACAGTCATTAGCGTTAAAGCGATTGCAGAGGCGGTTGTCCGGTACCTCGAGCTCAGTTCTTATCACAACGGCATTTATACCACTCAACGCTAACTGGGTAGTATAAGGTGTAGCATCACTACTACGTCTTTTTAGCCTTTTAAATTCTTTTCAAACAGCAAAACCGCGGCAATTTGCGATCGTCGTCCTGTCAAGGATAGTTGCTGAGTGCTTGCTAGCGCGGCAAGACTTCCGTCCCTGCGATCCGAGATCCAGGTTTAGGGCACACGGTGTTGGCTTGTGCGGGCCTTAACTGCTTATAGTTTGTTTAAAATGTGAGAGCCATGCACACGTACTTGTATGTGGCCATTGTAATAATCTGTTGATTCTAATACTTGTCTTGAAAATTGTTCTCTTGCCTCAATGTAACTACATTCAGATTTAGATTTGCAATAAAAAAGTATTTCTCTGGAGAAGTTTTCAGTGCCTAGTTTGATTACGTCTGAAGTTAATTCTGGGCTTGACCCATAGTACTCTCTCCAGTCTGAGTCGACCTTTGATCGTATCTTTTTCTTCTTCTTGATGCCATTCTTTTGCTTAACTGTCTTGTATGTTGTCTTGCTAAATTTTGCTAATTTTTTGCCTATGTACTTGCGTCCAGTGAGATTATTTGTGATCAAGTAAACAAATCCAACACACTCTTCGGGCAACGTCTCAATTGGGGTATCTTGATATAGCCATGTCATGTGTTGTATGCGATTTATCCTTGCTTTATAGTTATGCCTTATGATCAAAGTTGACGTAAAAAGTTGCCTCTTCTATCACAGTGTTTGAGTTTACTGCGGTAGCGTATTGTATAAAATTACTGATGTCGGTTAAATTAATGCCATTGCCAGTCCAAGTAGGACGACTACGGCTAACTTCTGTGTCTAATCGGTCCAATGTAATCAGTGTGGTTTTAAAAAGTACACCGTTTTGTTTGAATGCCTGTGTACCTTGTTTGCTGGCATGTTCTAATGCAGCCTTGCTAACTCTGTAAGTCTCAAATCGGGGTTCTGGAGAAACTATATTTTTAGATCCTGAACTGCCAATGTTAAAGATGTGGCCTGATTTACCAGCAGCCTTCCACGCATCGTACACAGCAAAATATATTTGTGATTGCGCAAAGTTAGCCCATGATTCTTGCGGTGGTCCATCGAACGCATTGTTAACAAATACATCATATTTGAGGCTTTCTTCAGCAATACGTTTAACATTTTCGGGATTGGTGATATCGTAACCAATTCCTCGATGTAGGCTATCTCCTACAAATGTTTCTAATAGATGTTTACCTAGTCCTCGATTGCCGCCAGTGATTAGATACGTTTTTGTCATTTTAGTTTGGTCCCATACTTTAGTAAACTGTTTGCCACAAGTCATTGCACATTCAAACAGCCTCTCGGGAAATGTATTATATTCCCAACTAGCAACAAGTGCCGACCAAAACGAGTTGGCAAACACTTGCTCTAGTGACCGATGATGTATGTTTAAATTATCCGCACCGTGCTGATCAATAAATGCCTGTACTTGATTTTGTTCATTTACAGTACTTAATTCATTACTACACGGTAATACTTCGGGATCACGAAATCTAGCATCGCTTAGATTGTGATTTAACATATTAC